AACTACTTTAATCAAAAGGGAGAAGAATATTCTTTTAGAGATATTAAAAATGGTATTTCAGCTTTTGCAAAGCATATCATAAAAGAATTAGAAAAAAGAAGTGTTCCCGTTGATGATAAAAGATTAAACCAAGTTTCTAGAATATCAGCCAATAATGACACTGAGCTTGGTGACTTCATAGCAGAAGCATTTAAATCTGCGGGAGATAACGGAGTGGTTACAATGGAAACCTCCCCGTCAAATGAAACATACATAGATGTAGTAGATGGAACTCATATTAATGCTACATCGAAAAGTATACACTTCTATACTAATAGAGAAAAAGAAGTAAGTGAACTAGACAAGCCATTAGTATTCTTATGCGCGTCTGAAGTAACTAATATAAGAAGAATACAAACAATACTAGAGCATGCGATCAAGTCCAACAGATCGTTATTGCTTATTGCCCCTTGCGAACAGCAGGTAGTGTCAGCTTTAGCAATGAATCACGTAAAGGGCAATATTAAGTGTAATATCATAGATCCTCCGTCGTTTGGGCTGAAGCGTAAGGACATACTAGATGATATTGCCCTTCTAACGGGTGCTACTGTTATTGATGAGAACTTAGGTGACTCATTAGATAACATCACCCCAGAAGTGTTAGGACAGGCCGATAAGGCTATCATAGATAATGATGGTACTACTCTTGCTATAAAAGAGGTATCACAAGAAGTTACAGAACGCGTTGATTATTTAAAAGCGCAGCTAGATGAAGAAGAGCACCATGTAATGCGACCTCATTTAGAAAACCGATTGGCCATATTGTCAGGCGGAGTTTCTATAGTATATGTAGGCGGAGATACAGATGTTGAAGTTTCAGAAAAGAAAGATAGAGTTGACGATGCTATACACGCCGTTAGAGCTGCAAAGAAGGAAGGTATACTTCCGGGTGGTGGTTCTGCACTTGTTCACGTAGCAAACTCTGACTGGCAAATGAAACTCAACCCCGGTGAGCTCAAAGGTGTAAGTATATTGAAACAATCTTTATACGCACCTTTTTTACTTATACTGAGTAACGCGGGATTAAACTCTGCAGAGTATACTGATTTAGGAAAAGGATGCCACGGCGTAGACGTTATAGATGGCAAAATCAAAAATATGTGCGAGGCAGGTATTATTGATCCTCTTCTTGTTACTAAGTCAGCGCTTCAAAACGCTATATCTGTAGCTACTACTATTCTTTCAACTGATTGTGTAATTTCAAACGTAAGAGAAAATGAAGGCAATAGGTAGATACATTATTATTTCTGAAATAAAAGAAGACATAAAGAAAACAGACGGTGGGCTGCTACTTGCGGAAAACCACCGCGAAGATATAAGATACCGCACTGCAGATGTTATTTCTGTAGGTACAGCGGTAGAGGGTGTAAATGTAAATGACAAAATATATTATGACAGACATGCTGGGCATAATATAGAAATTGGTAAAGATATTTATAAAGTTATACAAGAGCAAGATGTTATAATAGTATTGTAATGGATAGAAGCGATTTTTTAGAGCGAGGCGAACTAAAAGTTGACTTTCTTAAATATTACAGGCTTGTGTCTCGCTGGGCTTGTAAAGAAAACAATATATCAATATCAGATTTAGAATTGTTATTTTATTTAGACCCCATCAAATACTTTACTATAAAAGACTTTCAAAACGGTACTATGTACTATCATTGGGATAGGCAAAGATTTTATCGTTTACAGAGAGAAGAGTGGGTAGAAAAGATACATAAAGGTAACGGTCGTTTAGGCGATCACAATAAATACAAAGTATCTTTCAAAGGCAAAAGACTTATTAATAGAATATATAAAATATTAATAGGTGAAGAAGATATGCCTTTATCTGCTAAACGCGGTTTTGGAAAACGCAAAACTTATGTAGATAAAGTATATTCAAACGCAATAGATAAATTTAACAAAGATAAACTATAAATGGCTAGAATATCACAGTACGATCAGGACGGCACTCTAAACAAGCTAGATAAAGTAGTCGGTACTGACAGTGCTACTGGCGCTACTAAGAATTATACTATTGATTCTATGATAGGCCTTGTTAATAGCGAAGACCTGGTTAATGTTTTTGACGGAGTATCATACTCCTTTAAAAGCTACGAAGCTGGATCAACAAATCCAAGAGGTGTTATAAACCTCAACGCAGGCGCTGCGGCTAATTCGCCATTTAGTGGTATTAGCCAAATATATATATCCGTATTAGATAAGCATGGCAATTCTATAGCTAACTATTTAGATGACACATTAAATAGTTTTATTAGAATAGTTCAGAAAACCAATATTGATACATATGGTGTTTTAGAAGTAACAGCTGTAGCTGATCATGATGGTGGAGCTTATAAGCTTTTAACTGTAACTCCCCGTGTTAATAATGGCAATATAGTAGCAAACGAAGAATACTTTGTTTCTAATTATTCTGCTGTATTCGATCAAGACTTTTCTGATGATTCTGTAACAGAGTTCAGTGATGTAAGTAATGCTGGATCTGGCGAAATTATAACAACAGCAGAAAGACAAAGTTTAAATAACTTTACTGCTAACGGGCTTTTACATGCAGACGTAGTAGATAATGTAACGTCTACAGCTGCTGACGTGCCCTTGTCTGCTAATCAAGGTAAAGTATTAAAAGATTTAATAGACGGCATTAATACACTTTTAACAAGTGATAATGTTGATTTAGATAGCCTGCAAGAGGTTGTAGACTATATAGAAGCTAATAGAGATACTTTAGATAATTTAGGCATAAGTAATATATCTGGACTTCAAGCGGCTTTAGACGCAAAACAAAATACAGAGGTTGGTAAAGGTTTAACAACTGAAGATTTTACTACAGCTTTACTTACTAAATTAAATGGTATAGCCGCGTCGGCTGAAGTTAATGTGCAGTCTAACTGGAGCGAAGCCAACACAGGAAGTGACGCGTTTATTCAAAACAAACCGTCTGACTTAACAAACCTAACTATTCATAGTGTAACTGAGCTTAACGACGTTACATCAGCTGGTTCGGGCGCTGTTATAACTTCCGCAGAAAGAACAAAGCTAGGGGGAATTGAAGACTCTGCTGATGTTACTGACACTGCAAATGTAACGGCGGCTGGTGCTTTAATGGATTCGGAAGTAACCAACTTAGCTCAAGTAAAAGCATTTGATACTGCGGACTATGCAACAGCGGCGCAGGGTGCAAAAGCTGACAGTGCTCAACAGCCTCCTGTGGAAGGGCCTTTTGTAGACGGCGATAAAACAAAACTAGATGGCATTGAGCCTAATGCCGATGTAACTGATACAGCTAATGTAACTGCAGCGGGAGCTTTGATGGACTCAGAACTTACTGACGAAGCGGCTGTAAAAGCTATAGATCAAGGTTTAGCTACGACTGACGATGTAGATTTTAATAGTATACAAGTAGATGACACTATTGAGCTTATAACGGCTCAATCTACAACTCCTACTTTTGATAATGGTATATACTACACTACAGAAGACGGACACGATACTTTGCATTTCCGATACCATGGCCATGATTTAAGTATTGATTACTTAACCGAAAACATACCAACTGGAATATTAAACGGAGGTGTACTGTCTACAAATACATCCACGACATTTGACGTTGCAGCTGGGGACGGTGTTATTAATATACTTAACAAAGATAATTCTGACCCGCATCCAGAAATTAAAAAAGTTTCGTGGTCTGCCACAACAGTCACGCATACTTTAGGCAACGCAGGCGATGCTAATCAATTAAACACATGGGTATATGTTGATTCTTCTGGAAACATCCAGCAGACTTTAACCACGCCTTCTCCTGCTCTATGGAGAAGTAATATAGTACTGGGATCTGTAATACATTCTAGTAACGTAATTAGATTTGTAAAAACATTCCCTAGGCCATCTTATTCAAATGGCAATACGTTTGCAGAGTTTGTAGAAATATTTGGTCCATTAAAAAAATCAGGGCATTTACTTACCGTAAATAGCACCAATACGCTAGCACTTGATAGGGCAGCTGGTATTTCTTTTGGTGTTGGTAGGAACTACCAAGTAGACGCAGAAGAACCTAACTTAGTTTCCGATGTAGCAAGCACTCCCGCATTCCACAGATATTCTAGTACAGCTTCGGGCTTTACAAAAGACGATGGAACAGCAGGTGCAGGGTATACATCAATAGATCCTACAAAATACGACAATAGCGGAACTCTAACAACCGCTTCGGCTGGCCAATATACTGCGCAAAGATTATTTCATTTTCCTAATAATACAAATGTAATAGTTGCGTATTACGGTAAAGCTGAGTACGCGAGTATTGATGAGGCTGAAAAAAATTACTTATTAGAAGATTTTCAAGAAGCAGACAATACCTCTAGCCAAGCTATATACCTTGGCGCGCTAATAGTAAAGGGTAACGCCACAGATTTAGGTAATTCTTCTCAAGCTAAAATATTAACTGGTGGTATATTTAGAAGTTTATCAGCTACTAATTTAGGCGGAGTTGCTGCAGATTCTGCAATAAACGACCTAACCGACGTAAATATAACCGGTGTAGCCAATGATGAAATATTACAATATAATAGTTCAACTGGTAATTGGGAAAACCAAGCCGGTATATCAGGAAGTGGTGCTGCCAATAAATTAGCTATTTGGTCTAGTGGAAGTGCACTTACCCAAGATACTAATCTGCATTGGGATACGACTAATGACAGGCTAGGAATAGGAACTTCGAGCCCTGCTGCTACTTTACACGCAGTTGGTGAGTCTTTATTTGAAGGTAGATTGCAAATCTCATCATCAACTCCTGAAATATTATTTTCTGTACACTCTGGAGGTTTAGATAGTAGAATACATAATGATGGAAGCGGAAACTTTATTTTTGGCACAGGCGCAAATTCATCTACGCCTACTGAAAGAATGCGCATAGACTCCTCAGGTCGAGTAGGAATAGGTGATATTGTTTCAGGGAACTTTAACGCTAATTATGACACAAAACTTTTAGTTGGAGGAGAAATAATAGCAAGAAGCCTAACAGCTAATGAGTCAATGGTTTCTATTGGAGGTGATTCCACTTCTGCATTTGTTAAAGCAGGTAAACAGGATGGTTCTTTAACTGCAAGGGAATTAAGATTTGAAGTAGGCACAACCGAAGCAATGCGTATAGATTCCTCTGGCAAAGTTGGAATAGGCACCACTAGCCCTAGTGCTAAATTCGAAGTAACAGATGGCTCTAGTTCTATAGCATTACAAGAGTTTAGCAACGGAGCCGCAATATTTTTAGATGGAGTAGACGGTGATTTTATTGGTGGAGATTATTTTCATATTTTAGCTGATGGTAATTCTTATTTAGGATTAGGTGGTTATGCTGCCCAAGCTACACCTTTAAATATATCAAATGCAGGCAACGTAGGTATAGGAACTACGAGCCCTTCTGTTTCTCTTGACATAAATGATACAGATGCTATTCAAGTTCCAGCGGGAACTACAGCACAAAGACCTACTGCTGCAAACGGTATGCTAAGGTATAATTCTGAGGATGCTCAATTTGAAGGTTATGCAGATGGTGCTTGGGGCGCAATAGCGGGCTCAGGCGGTGGAAGTGGAGAAATAGTAAAAGAAACGTTTAGTGGTACTGGATCTCAAGCTACATTCACACTGTCAGACACTATTGAAGACATTGATAATATATCTGTATACGTAAGTGGTGTATATCAATATCCATCAAACTATACGGTAAGTGGTGCAAATGTTACTTTTGCCGCAGGCTCAATTCCTGCATTAGGTACAAACAATGTACACGTTGTTCATACTACAACTGTTGCGAGTATAACAGAAGTTGGTTCTGTATTCGTAGACCAGTTTACAGGTGATGGATCAACTACACAGTTTTCACCTTTAGGTACTGCGCCCACAAGCGAAAATAATACAGATGTATATATAGACGGTGTATACCAGCAGAAAAATGCTTATAGCATTGCTGGGTCACAAATAACATTTACAGACGCTCCAGACACTGGTGCTTATGTAGAAGTTAAAACAACAGGAACTATTGCTCCTGCTGCTGTTAATGCTGTAGCTACAAATTTAGTTTCAGATTCATTTACAGCCACTGCAGATCAAACTAGTTTTACTTTAACAAACGGTACGCCAAGCGCGAAAGAGCTTACAATGGTCTTTGTACAGGGCGTATACCAAGCTAAAGCAAATTACAGCTTACTAACTAGTCCTACTAGAATAGTATTAACAGAAGGCGCTGAAGTTGGTGAAACAGTTGAAGTAATATCTGTGTCAGGTGCAAACTTAACAACAAGTCCTGTAGTAAGTGTTAACGGCCAAACAGGAGCTGTAACTTTTGATACATATACAGCGCCGACTGTATATGTAGTAAATACAAGCACAACAGCTGTTGCAAATTCAGTTTATGTACTTACAGCAAACCTTACACTAACACTGCCAGCCAGCCCAAGCTCAGGTGACTCTATAAAGATTTCAAATAGATCTGGCGTTGCAACTTGTGTGCTTGCAAGAAATGGTAGTAATATAATGGGTAGTGCATCTGATTTAACATTAGATACAGCATCTGCAAGTTTTGAATTAATATACTCTGACGCAACAAACGGCTGGGTAATAATAGGACAATAATATGGGTAATCTAACAGATTCTTTTCCAGCAGCTACATCCAGTAATATATTAGAAATTATACAAGGCTCAGCTGATGGTAGAAGTATAACTGTTGGCTCAGGTACTTATACATTAGAAAACGTTACGGGCACAACAAGCGCCACAACTTCTTACCAAAAAGCACCGGGCAGTTTAATAGCATATACCCCACCGGAAGATGCACGATCGGTACTTTATAAATTTGATTTTAAATGGCACTCTATTGGCTCTTCTGGTATTTCACATTTTTATGTAGATGTTGATGGCACCAGAATAACAAATTCAAATAAAACTTTTTCTGAAAACTATTCAGGAAACCATGGCCATACGCACGGCGGCCGAAACGAAAGTATGTATTGGGTTTTTGATTTAACAGCAAGTTCAGATAATGCAGCTAATGGAGAATTTGCAAATTGGACTTCAAATAAAACAATACAGGTAAAGTTTAGAAGATATAATAGTACTTACGGTGTTGCTGTTAATTATAATCAATATTATAATGGTGGTGGCGCAACGGGCAACGATACTTATACTATACCTTCATTAACAATAATAGCTTTGAAATAATGGGTAATTTAACAGATTTATTTCCGGCCCCCGCTTCTAATTCAATATTAGAAACTTTAGTCGGGATTGCAGACGGAAGGTCTGTTACAGTGCCTTCTGGAACTTACACGTTTGGTAACGTTACAGCAAGACAAACTTTAAGTACGAGTTATGCTGATGTAACAGGAAGTAGTATTACATATACACCCCCTGCAGAAGCAAATTATGTTTCTTATAAGTTTTCTTACAAATCTGATTCCCACGATATAAATTATGGATCATCTGGAATACACCATATTGCTTTGTATTTAGACGGAACCCGAGTTGCTCGTGCACAAAAAAACGTAGCTGGTAATTACAGTGGTAGCCACTCTAATAATCACGCATCCTTTACACAATATATAGAATTTGTTTTTGATTTAACAGCATACAGCGATGATATATCAAACGGGAAGCTCGCGGGGTGGACAACACCTAAAGAAATAAAAGTAATGGCAAGAGATTATAGCTCTCCGTATTATAGAGCTACTATTCATACTAATATTTGGAGAGGTGGCACAGGTGCTTCCGGCGAATTTCAATACCTACAGCCTATGATAAAAATAACAGCATTCAAATATGAGTAACTTTACAGATTTATTTCCAGCAGTTTCTTCTAATAATACTTTAGAAATGATATGTGGTATTGGTGATGGCAGAACTGTGTATGGGGTTACTAATAGTTATACTATGGGAACAGCTTCTGCAATAAGCCTAACTACAAGTTACCAAGATATGCAGGGTAGCTCCATAGACTATATACTGCCTGATGGCACTAATTATGTACACTATGAGTATATTGCGAAGTGGGCGGCACATGACCTTAGTGGTATATGCCATTGGAATTTGTATTTTGATGGCTACGAAGTAAATAGCGCTTTTGTTACCAATGCAAGTAGCTATGGGTCTAGTAATCATGGTCATCATTTAGTTTATATAAATTGGGTTTTTGATTTAACTGTTAGCTCTACAGACTATACAGATGGAAAAATATTAAAATCAGATTGGACGGGGGCTAAAAATATAAAAGTAATGGCTAGAGAGTATGACTCAAGTTATGAAGCAAGAGCCCACTGGACTACTTGGCGCGACGGAACTAGCTCCGGATACCCATTTTTAGATGTTCCTTTATTAACAGTAACAGCATATTCATAAATCATGATTTCATATACATATCAAATATTGTCGTTAAAAAAACATAACGATAATTTTTTAAACAATATAAAAAGTTTTAAAATACGTATTACCGGTACAGAGGGCGGCGAATCGAATTATGTGGATAATGAAATATTATTAGACATGCCTTCTGAAGGTTCTTTTATAGAATACCAAGAGTTAACAGAAGAAAATTTAGTTAACTGGTATAAAGACGGTATAAGAGAAGATTTTGCTCAAAGCGAAATACAACAAAAATTTAATTTAAATAAAGGTACTGAAACAAGTAGTTTTCCCTGGTTATGATAGGAACATCACAATTAATTAATACGTTTTCACGTCCGTGTTTTACAGATACGACAGATATATTTAAAGACGGAAGTGGCGTAGCCCTGTATGGTTTAGATTATGATGCGTCAGACGCTGGAGGTGCTTCAGGTAAATTTGGTGAAGCTGCTATATTTAATGGTAGTAGTAGTTATATAAATTTAGGAGACCCAACCTCAGGAATTACAACCGCTAACTATTCTATTAGCTTTTGGGTAAACACTACAAGTACATCAGCTTCTTATTTAATATCAAAATATTTAGGGGATGGTATAGATTCTACAGATATTTTTAGGGTAAGGAATCTTTCTGATGGTACAATAAGTTTTAGAACATCTACTTCTAATCCTTCTGCAAGAGATATCACATCAACCTCAACCATTAATGACGGAAATTGGCATCACATTTTATTTACTGTAGAACCAAATCTTTCAAAATTATACATTAATGGAACAGAAGAAGGTTCTTCTACAACAGGTACTGCAAAAGCACCTTCAAGCATATCAAGAAATGTTACTATTGGTAGGCACGATGGGGGGGATAATTACTTCAATGGCAAAATAGACCAAGTAAGAATATATGATTCCACACTTACACAATCTCAAGTTACCCAATTATATCAAGAAAACAATTCAACTGTAGGCACACATTTATTTGGATGTATTGCAAATTATAATCTTGATGGTAGTGCAAAAGAGTCTATGGGTACCACGGCTTATGATGGTACAGAAACAGATATAACATATAGATATGACGGAACCCCGACAGCAGTAGACTTTGGCGTTGGAGGCAAATCAGACTATGGTGCAAGGTTTAATGGGAGCAGTAGTTATATAGACTTAGGGACATCATTATTAGGCAGTAAGTCTGCTTTTAGCGTTTCTACTTGGGTTAATTTTGCTAACCTTAACACACAAAACTTTATTTTTTATAATAGCGAATCAGGAGCAGGTGGTAATGTAGGTTTTTATGATTTTGGTAATGGGAGTATATATTTTCAACCAGATGCATCAACATCAGCAAACAGAGGTTATATAAGCAATTCAGGCATATACACAACAGATGAATGGGTTCATATTGTTATGGTTTTTGATGGTAGTGCAACAGGAAACTCCAACAGACTTAAAACATACATACAAGGCACAGAAAGAACTTTAACTTATGATGGCACTATACCATCATCAACAGGGACATCAACCGCTAATAGTTGGATAGGGGGCAGGGCATCTACAAAGTTTTCAGGTGAGATTGACCAATTAAGAGTATTCTCTAAAGCGTTATCAACTGCAGAAGTTGGTAAACTTTATGGCAATGGTGCAGGAGAAATAGCTTGTACTTATACATCGACTACAGATAACGTTGCTTACCCAATTGCTAATACTGCATATTATAAATTAGACAATAATAGTAAAGACTCAGCTAGGTCAACTGGTAAGTTTAACGAGGGAGCAAGGTTTAATGGAAGTAGTAGTTATATATCAGGAACTGTTGGTGCTACTACAACTACATCTTTTAGTATGTGGATTAAAATAAATAATACATCTTCAAGTCAATTTATACAAGTTTTTGATAATAATAATTTTGCTATTTTTATTTATAATGGAAAGCTAAATATTCAATATGCCTCTGGTAGTAATAGCAACGGGGTGGCTTGGACAATATCAAATGCGTCTAACTGGAATCATATAGCAGGAACATTTACAAGTAGCTCTTCAACTTTATATGTAAATGGAGTTCAAAAAGCCGAATCAATGAGTAATTGGGTTAACGCTGAAAGCGTTCCTTACATTGGCAATAGAAATGCTTTGGACGGCTACTTTGATGGAGAAATAGACCAAGTAAGAATATATAATACAGCATTAGATTCCACAGATGTATCAAATTTATACGCTGAAACAGTTAGTGATACTAGCACACTGTCTTTCCCATCTGGTAAAACAGCAATTGCAACATATCAATTAGATGGTAATTCTACAGATTTATCTGGTAACTATAACGGAACAGACGCTAATATAACGTATGCTTACGACGGTACTGAATCAAACATTGAATACAGGTTTGGAAGGTATGGTCAAGCAGCGGTGTTTAATGGTAGTAGTAGCTATATAACGAGTAATTATTTGCCAAGTATTGGAACAGGAGATTTTACTTTTTCTTGTTGGTTTAATCAAAATTCAGGAAGTTCACAGGGTGCGTTGTTTTCTACAACGACACAATGGTTTGCCGCAAACGGAAGTGTAAGCCCAAAAGTTTTAATGGTTACAGATGATACTGTTACTAAAAAGGGGGATACTGCTTATAGTCAAGACACTTGGAATCACGCAGTATTTGCAAGGGAAAGTGGTGTGTTAAAGATATATCAAAACGGAACAGAAGTGTTTAGCGGTGCATATACCGATTCTTGGGATATGACTCAATTCGGCATTGGAGTAGCACGAGCGTTTGGCAGTAGAGTTTATTATTTTAACGGCTTAATAGACCAAGTACGCATCTATTCATCTGCACTTTCTAGTAGCCAAGTAACACAACTATACAACGAAAAACCTGAAGTAGATACATCTAACTTTAAGACTGTATTGTATACTGGGAATGGTGGAACTCAATATATTTCTAATGTAGGGTTTGATTTAGAAACTAATGGAGGATTGGTTTGGATAAAGTCAAGAACATTAGCTGCTTCTCACGGATTATATGATTTTGTAAGAGGTGCTGGTTATTGGCTTAGGAGTGATTCTACAGATGCTCAGCAGTTTCAAAGAAGCACTGGGTATTTAAGTTCTTTTGATTCAAACGGATTTACTTTATCGGAGGGGTCATCAACACACCCAACTTATACAGCTTCTTATGAAACTCATCAAATAAATCAAGACTATGTGGCTTGGGTATTCAAGGCTGGCGGAGAGGCAGTCCAGAACACTCAAGGAGACATTAATTCAGATGTTAGTGCTAATAAAGATTCTGGGTTTAGTATTGTGAAATACACAGGTAATGCAACTGCAGGAGCAACAGTAGGACACGGATTAGATAATCCTCCTGAAATGATAATAGTTAAAGGTATTGATAATTCTTTAAATTGGATTGTATATCACACAGGCATTGGTGCTTCTGATTATATACAATTAAACACCTCTGGAGCAACTGAGTCGCAATCATCGTATAATATGTTTAATTCTACTGCTCCATCAAGTACATTATTTACATTAGGAAATATTGCTAATACAAATGGAAGTGGGTTAAACTACATCGCCTACTGCTGGCATTCAGTTGCAGGATATAGTAAGATAGGGAGTTATACAGGTAATGGTTCAAGTACAGGCCCAAATGTAACATTAGGTTTTACGCCATCTTTTTTAATGGTAAAAAGAACTGATTCAGGAGATAATTGGCTTGTTTTTGATAATAAAAGAAATACTACAAACCCTACTAATTTAGCTCTAGTACCTAATAGTTCAGCATCAGAATCCGTAGGTAATCTCGGAAATGGATTTAATTTTCTATCTAATGGTTTTGAAGTAGTTTCAACTGACACAGGAATTAATGCAAACGGAGGCGAATACATCTATATGGCTTTTAAATAAAAATTATGGCTTTAACAAAAATAACATCGGGTGTTATAGCACCAGAATTTACAACCTCGGCAAATTTAGTGTCAGGCACATCCGTATCTGTTGATTGGAATAGTGCTCAAATATTTAGAATAACTCCAAACCATGCAGTAACCTTTTCTTTTACAGATTATAAAATTGGTATGGTAAAAATTATTGTAGCTACCGGAGCTGGGGGTGGTAATACCCTTACTTTTCCGGCAGAGGCAATTAAATTAAGTGGAGACTACGATGATACTTCTGCTGCTAAAAACTTTATTCAAATAGTATGCACAGATGACGATGGCACACCTGAGTTCTTTTATACAATATCTCAGCAAGCTACTTAGAGTAATATTTAAATTAAATTAAATGGCTAAAAAACGTTTTAAAGACACCGGCGTTGGGAAGTTTTTATTAGAAAAGATTCCTAACGTCGTAGGTGCAATAGCTGGTGATACGCCCGTGGGCTCAGTAATACAAGCTATTATTGGTGGCTCAGATATGAGCGAAGAAGATAAAAGAATTGCATTAAAAAAATTAGATTTAGAAAGAGCAGAAATAGACGGCACAACCAAACGCTGGGTTGCAGATGCGACTTCAGGGTCGTGGCTTGCAGCTAATGTGCGCCCTTTAACTTTAGTATTTTTAACAATAAGCTATGTAGCTGGATGGTATATGGGTTACCCATTAGATTCAATTACAGGTTTACTTACTATTGTCATTGGTGGCTATTTTGGATCTCGCGGAGTGGAGAAAGTATTTGGAAACAGTAAACACAAATAATGAGCGATTTAAAAATTTACGGCATAAACGTCGGAGCAGTGGCATTTTCAGCCATGCCTAACATTAACCCCACTTTGCAAACCGTAGTATTGGTTATGACAATAATATACACTGGGATGAATATTTATATAAAATTAAAAGATAGAAATAAAAAATGAAATATTTCGAAGAATCTGAATTTAGTGAATTTGATAAAATGGATCCAGCGCTACTAGCTATGCTAGATAATTTAAGAGAAGAATATGGCTATCCAATCAAACTAACATCAACTTATAGAAGCCCTGATCATCCAATAGAAGCTAAAAAATCTAAACCAGGTGAGCACGCTTATGGAGCTGCAGTCGATATTGCATGTGTAGGCGGTGAGGCAACCTTTAAATTGGTTAAAGCAGCTATTAAAGTAGGATTCACTCGTATAGGTATTTCAAGAAAAAATAATTTTGTGCACGTAGGTATTGGTTATCCAGGAGCTCCTGAAACTACTATATGGACATACTAAAATAAATTAAATGAAATTAATTAGAAAAATTAGCATAGGCCAAGACTATAAAAATGAGGCTATGCATTATTCAGTAGGCCAGGAAGTTTACGGAGGACACAAGATTTGCGACATAATTGAACAAGAAGGTTCTTTTCAGATATACATTGAAAAGAAAGGTTCACAATTGCCTTGGAAACATTTTAATAAAAATATGGCTGTGTCTATAGAATACAATCTAGATTATTAAATGAAGTCATTATACAATTATATTATATCAACAAATGACAGATACAATAATAAAACATCTGTCGAAGGCAAAGAGCTTATATTAAATACTGAAATTACAGAAAGAGATTACGAATTTGTAAATCGAATAGGTACAGTAATAAGTACGCCTATAAATATTAAAACCCCTATAAAAGCAGGTGACCAAGTTATAATACATCATAATGTATTTAGAAGGTGGTACGACGTTAGAGGTAAAGAAAGAAATTCAGGTAATTATATAGACGAAAACAGATACTCAGTATCACCTGACCAGTTGTTTGCTTACAAACAAAATGGTGAGTGGCATTGTCCAAATATGTACTGTTTTGTAAAACCTTTAGAAAACGAAGACATATGGAGCACCGAGAGCGAACAAAAACTTCTAGGAGTGCTTACATATACTAACGACTATTTAAGCTCATTAGGATTGTCCTGTGGAGATATTGTGGGGTTTACACCAGAATCTGAATATGAATTTAACATAGATGATAAAAAATTATATAGAATTTTATCAACGGAAATAACTATCAACTATGGACATAAAAAAGAAACGCAAACTTATTCTTAATGCTGCAGAAAATTCAATTGATGAATTAATAAAAGTAATGAATAAGAGAATGGATCCAGATGAACTAGATCCTGAAAAAGTAAAAATATCAGCCTCAGCTTATAGGCTTGCAATGGAAGATGCCATTGCACTTTTACAAAGAGTAGAAGAAATAAATGAAATGATGAACGAATCACCTAAAACCGCTAAGGATAGTTTTTATGGTGTAGAAAACAGAGTTAAGTAATGTATAAACAAAATCTATATGCTATACACTCTGCGCATTTGTCTACTAAAAATGTAAAAAGAAACAACAAGCTAAAAAATTACAAGTACGGTTATAATGACGATCTTGATTGTGTAGTAATAAGTAAAGATGGAACTATAGGTGAAATTTTTGAAATACAAGGATTGCGTGTTGCACTACCTGCAATACCAAAAGAAGTATATTCAAATAGCGAAAAACCTGAAGATCAAGTTTTTAAGCAAACCTTAAAACCCACTACACTATCAAAAATTAAATCAATACATGATTTTCAATTATATCCAGATGAAATTAAAGAAAAGTATTACGAGTATATTAATTCAGAGTTTGATCGTCGCAGTGATGGCTACTGGTTTATGTGTAACGGCACAGCAACCTACATTACAGGAACGCATTACATGTACCTTAACTGGACAAAAATTGATGTCGGTGCACCTGAGTTCAGACAATCAAATAAAATATTCTTTTATTTTTGGGAGGCTTGCAAGGCAGATTACAGATGTTATGGAATGTGCTACCTCAAAAATAGACGGAGTGGCTTCTCCTTTATGGCAAGCGCAGAAACAGTTAATCAAGCTACAACATCAAAAGATGCAAGATTTGGAGT